AATTTGCAAGACGCTATTTCAAATAATGCAAAAGGAATACTTGCTTCTACTATGAAGGAAGAAATCAGTGAGTTAGTAAAAGAATCTTTATCTGATGAAGAAGAGGTTAAAGAATCTGAGACTGAAATGTCTGAACAAGAAGGCGAAGAAGATGTTCTTGATTTAGATGTTGATGTTGAAGGTGAAGATGAGGGTGTGGAAGGTCTTGAATTAGACTTGGACGCACTTTCTGATAATGAAGATGATGAAGAGTTGGAAATGGGTGATGAAGAAATGTTAATGACTGATTTACCTGGTGACGACTTAGAAGTTGATGATTCAGAAGAAATTCTATCTCCTCTTGATTTAACTACCGCATCTGACGAAGAAGTTTTAAAAGTTTTTAAAGCTATGGGTGAAGACGATGGAATTATCGTAAAACAAGACGATGATGAAATTCATTTATCCGATAACGAGTCAGATACTGAATACGTTATTCAATTAGGTGAATCAGAAGAAGGTCTCGAAGAAACAGAAGGTAAACACTTAGGTGAAGAAGATGAAATGACTGAAGGTGATTACATGGAAGAAGAAATCGTCTATGAAATCGAAATAGGTGAAGAAGAAGACACAGACTCAGAAATGAGTGAAGGTGGTAAGGAAGGAGACATTCCACCTGCGGACAGAAGAAAAAAAGGTCATTATGGAAAAGGACCTAAAAAAGATGAAACCGCAAAAGAAGAGGGAGAATTAGACTACGAAGAAACAAAAGAACAAAGAAGTAACGCTAATTTAAAAAAAGTACCAAACGCTCGTAAAGCATCAGAACCAACATATAAGTATGCTTCTGATAGAATGAGACCTGCGGTAAGGGAAAATGAAGAATTAAAAAAGGAAGTTCAACAATTAAGAGAAAAGAATGAAGAATACCGTAAGGCTCTTAACATTTTTAAAGAAAAACTTAATGAAGTTGCGGTTTTTAATTCAAACTTAGCTTACGCTACAAGATTGTTTACTGAACATTCAACAACAAAACAAGAAAAAAATAAATATATTAAGACGTTTCGATAGTGTCGAAACTCTTAAGGAGTCTAAATCTCTTTATAAGACAATCAAAGAAGATTTTGACGGTAAAGAAAATACTATTATGACCGAATCGGTTACTTCTAAAGTACAAAAAACACCGTCAAAGGGTTCAGCGAATAATCTAATTGAGAGTAAGACTTATGAAAATCCACAATTTTTAAGAATGAAAGATTTGATGGATAAAATCAAAAAATAAAAATTAAACTAAAATAATACTAAAATGGGAGCATTATTAGAATCAGGTCTAGTTGGTAATATCGGTCTTAAGCACCTCAAAGTTATCAAGGAGGACACAATTAACAAGTGGGACAAGTTAGGGTTCCTCGACGGTCTTAAAGGACACATTAAAGAAAATATGGCGCAGTTGTATGAAAACCAAGCGTCTCATTTGATAAACGAAGCGGCTGCATCTGACAGTTCAGGTTCTTTTGAAACAGTTGTTTTTCCAATCGTAAGAAGAGTTTTCTCTAAATTGTTGGCTAACGACATCGTTTCAGTACAAGCTATGAACCTACCAATCGGTAAGTTGTTCTACTTTGTTCCAAAGATTCAGAACAGAAATAGTGACGGTACACACGTAGCACCATTTGGAGCACCAAACGGACCATCAACTGCAGATTCAAACTATAATACAGGTAAAAACTTGTATGACCGTTTCTATGAAGGTGATACACCTAATTCAGACCCTGCAGGATTGTTCGATTATTCTAAGGGAGCGTTTACCGCATTAACAGATACTCTTCAGTATGTTGAGTGGTCTAACGGTGAGTTGGTTACAGGTACTTTCCCTGGTGGAGAGTTAAGGGCAGTATTGTTCGCACTATCAGGTTTCTCAAGTGCTGGAGCAGGTAAATTAATCGGTCCTGACGGACAAGAAATGGATACAGAAGAGTTCTTATCATCATTAGAAATTGTTGACTCAAACAGTGAATACTTTAACTTTAGAGTTGTTACTCAAAAATACGGTAAAGGTATTGTTCAGTATGGTGAAACGGTTTCAGCACCATTCCCTGGTTCAGGACCTGGAGGTAAGTATGATGACATCTGTGACCAAACAGGAGTTATCTATTTAGAAATTGACTCAGCAACACCAGTAGGTATCGGAACTTCTTCATCTATAGATGGATACTCAGGTACTACATTTACTTCAGGTACTACATTTACCGCGTCTTGGAGAAGATATGAAACTTTAGAATTCGAAGATGCTATCGGTGAAGTTTCATTTGACTTAGAGGCTGTTACTGTTTCTGTTACAGAAAGAAAGTTAAGAGCACAGTGGTCACCAGAACTCGCACAAGACGTCTCTGCATTCCACAACATTGACGCTGAAGCTGAATTGACAGCATTGTTGTCAGAACAGGTTGCGGCTGAGATTGACCGTGAGATTTTAAGAGACCTAAGAAAAGGTGCGGCTTGGACATTAAGATGGGATTACAATGGTTGGAAGAGAGTGAACAACGGTTCAGTTAACTATAACCAAAAGGATTGGAATCAAACGTTGATTACTGCAATCAATCAGATTTCAGCTCAAATCCATAAATCAACTTTAAGAGGAGGTGCTAACTGGATTGTTGTTTCTTCAGAAGTTTCTGCAGTATTTGACGATTTAGAATACTTCCACGTTTCAAACGCGGCTCCTGACCAGGACCAGTATAACATGGGTATCGAAAGAGTTGGTACATTGTCT